GCAACTTTTGCCTTTTGTCTGTTAGCATAAATTTTACCGCCAGCTTGTAATGCTATTTTAGCTAAGCTGAACCAAGCCATAATTTAGTACCAAGTAGCTATTTTATTCTTAGTAGAAAGCATACGTCTTGTGCCTCTAACTTTAGTCTTATCTCCTGTTGCGAGATAATCTTTAGCAGGGTCGTCAACTTCAGTAGCAGCTCTTGGGTCAACTTTCATATTTTGACTTGGAACTTTTATTTTAACGCCACCTTTTTGATATCCGTCTTTTCCTACACCTAACTCTTTTGACATAGTTTCTCCTTAAATGAATCTGACTAAGCCACCACTTGCGTGTTTAGCTCTAGCCATTTTTTTGAAAGTTTTTGCTAGGTTATATCTTTTAGAACCTGGTGGGCATGATGCACTTCCAAATTTTTTACCAGTACAAACTCCTTTTGTACCTCTTTCCTTAATTGATTTGTTTACGCCTTGAATCCAATTCTTTTTAGCTTTGCCACCTTTAGCTTTTTTATCTCTTTTGTTTTTATTTAATAACCACCAGCTATGAGTTCCTGGTTGATTAACAGAATCTTTAGCTCTTCCACCTTTAGCTTTTTTAGTTCTTTTCTGAATCCACTTATTAGGTCTTGGTGATGGCAAGCCTTTAGGTTTACCACCCTGTTCTTTCTTTTTTTGAATCCACAAAGTTTTAGGTGGTTTTACAGATTGTTTTTCTTTTTTAGTAATCCAAGCTTTAGGTTTTTCTTTTTTAGTAATCCAAGCTTTAGGTTTTTCTTTTTTAGTAATCCAAGCCGTTCCACCTTCAGCTTTTCTATTTCTAGTTTGTCGAGCAGCCTCTTTAGCACCCGGCCAATCTTTAGCTTTACCTTTCCACAAAATAATTCTTTTAACTTTAGGTTTCTTAGAACCTACTTTTCCACCTGAAGCGAATGGTACTCTAGCTGTTGAATCGTAACTTGGCATAATGCTCCTTTTATATACTATCTTCGAGGACCTTTCAAGATCCTTACATCCCTTTGTTTGAATCTATCATTTTCTATCTTCGCGTCAATACCCATTTGAGTTTTTTCTAAAGAAGTATCGGCTCTTAGATGAGCTAGTTCCTCGTTTTGGTCTAGTTTCTCTTGTTGTATGGACTGATTCATCATAGTTTTCATACGATCTAGATTAATCTTCTCTTGACCTTCGTCTCGTTTTCTCTCATCATCCATTGCTCTAAGGTCTAATTCTCTTGCTCTTAATTTAGCAATTGGATCATTACCGAATTCACCCATGATTTTTCTCTCCTCTTTTAAGAATTCTTCCATCATCTCAGCTTCTAGTTTAGCTTTTCTTGCTTCAACTTTAATACTGAATTGTTGAAGAACCTGTTGTAATTGTGGGTTCTGCTGAAGTGCAGCAGGGTTTTGTTGTATCTGTTGGAATCTAACGAACTCATCTCTAAATTCTAATTCAACTTGTTCTTGAGCCATCAAGTTAATATGTTCAAAAATATTTTTTTCTAAGGCTCCTAAGATCATCGGATTGTTTCTTGCCATATTCGTTCCCATAAATGCTAAGTGACAATCAATGTGAGCTCTATGATCTTGTTTTGGAAAAGCTTGAAAAGGTTTACCCGCTAAAGCCATCATGTTTTCTGTAACAGGATCTGTTGGTGTTGGTGGCTGTGGCGGTGGTAATATTAAATTAATATCTTTAACACCAATCGCTTGATACATATGCTTATACGCTTCGTATAAGTTATGCATTCCAGGATTCGATTGTGCTAATTGTAATTCTGTTTGAGCAACACTAATTCTTTGAGTTTGAGAAAAGATATTAGGATCAGCGACCGGGATAATATCAATCTTATCATCGAAGTCTTGAACCTTAACTGTTCTTTGTGCACCGACTACATCATAAGGATATTCATTTGGTAAATAAGTTTTAAATACATGAGTTAATAATTTGAATTCTTGTTTTAATCCAACGTATAATCTTTTATGAATAGCTGACATTACACGAGAACCTCTTTCTAAAAGAGCAACTGTAGTACCAACAGCTGCCTGTTGATTACCATCACCTACAGCCATATCAGCAATAGATGCAAATCTTTGTCCTGCTTGGACAACTATTCCCATTAGTTGTAATAATGTTGCCGATGGTTCTTTGAAAGGTAGAGGCATAAATGCATCTCTAATGTTTCCACCTGGAGCATCGACATCTCTAAATTCTCCTGGTTGTATGGATTGTGCTTGATCTTGTACACGAATCCCTCTTTGTTTAAACCCGGCGGGTAGATTGGATAAAGTACCCGCATCAAGTAATTGGCGTAGCGCAGTTGTCGCTGTTCGAGAGAGGCCACCAATCATATGGATCAAACCAAAACCGTAAAACCCAAGTCCTGGAAGAAATTTGAAATGGACAAAATACTGGATCTTTTGTTTGAGTTGATCATCTGCTTTGAAGTTTCTTTTAATTGATAAAACTTTTCTTGAACCTTCATCGATGGTTACAATGTAAGGTAGTTTAATTCCTGTCGTATCGCCTGTGTCATCAGTATCTTCAAACCCTTCAAGGTCAAGATTGACATGGCATTCAACTAATCTAAATACATCTTCGTTTCTACCTGTTTTACGAATCCCTTCTAACTCTCGTTCCTTTTTCTCAACTGGAGTTTCTGTATCGTAACCTGGTTTAATATCGATATCTAAATAAAATCCTGAAAGCTGTTGCTTTCTTAAATCGTTTTCTGACATCTTAACCGTATGCATTACTGCTTCTGCATCTTCTAAAGATGTTGCTGTGTACGGTACGATTAAATCGTCAGCCGGTACAAATTTGGACACGGCTCTGTTTAAGATTTCGTCATAATAGACTTTCTTAAAAGCAGAGCCGGCGAGAGGGAGGTAAAAGAGCATTTGATCAAAATCAGGTTCATATTCTTTCATGACATCCATCAATTGATAATTCATAAAATCTCTAACCCGAGTTGCTTGTTCCTGTTTCTGTTGGTTAATGTTTCCTAGAATCTGAGTTCTGACAGGACCATCTGCGGGTAATAATTCTTTGTACGCCCCTGCCTGAAACTGGGTTACAGCTTCAGCGAGGACAGGATGCGTAGCGCCCGAAGCACCTTCAAAAGGTTGCGACGGGTTAGTGTATTTAAAACCTAAAAGATCTAGACCTTTAGTGTAAGTTTGTTCCCACTCCGATCTAGAATTTTTATATTCAATATAATCTCCATAGAGATCGCCACCGATTTTATCTAAAACATCATCGGGTAATAATTCTGCTAAGTTAGTGTAATGATCTTCCGAGCCTGCTTGGTTCACGGCCCCTGGTTCAAAATTAATATCAACAGAACCGTCTTCCTGTTCAATAACTTCAGGTTCACCAGGCGCTGATTCTTTAATCGTTTCTTGTGCTTCTACGATTTCTTCTTCAGGCGGTATAGTTACGGTTTGTTCGACGTTCGGCAATGCCTTGTCGATGTTGTCTTGATCTGCCATTTAATTTCTCCAGTTTGACTATCTTAACTTGTTTTAACGGAACATTCAACCCTTGTGGGTTAGGTCCTCTTAATGGTGGAATTGTTAGGGTTAATCGTTTAACCATAATATATCCTTGATCCCCGGACCGTGACTTCTTTTGCATCCTCCGGGTGTCTTAAGAATCCTCCTTGCCTCAATCTCATTACTGCTTGAGTCATCGAGTCAACGTAGTCATCGTTATCTCCATTCGGGAACGCTGCACATTCCTCGATAACTTCCTGTGCATATTGCTTATGCATAGGAGCCCATACTCTACCACTTTCAAAAAAAGGTGCAACTGAATTAACTCTAACATGTTTATCGTTACCTCTTGAAGGAGTGAAATTGACGACTGGAATATCCATGTTCCTTAATTCATGAGTCAGTGGAATCCCTGATGCCTTAGCCTCGATTAAAACCATATCAGGTCGCCAGAACAAATAGGATTCATGAGCCACACGCCGAAGTTCGGGGAACTCGAACCGGTCTTTCTCAGCGTCTAACAGGATTATATGAATCCCGCCGTCATCATCACGGAACACGCCCCAGGTTGTAATAGCTGAAAAGTCAGCAGATTCTTTTTTCAAAAAAGCTGTATCATATGATTGAATAATATAATCTACTTTTGGGGGATTATCATGTTCCCAATCTCTCCACCACTCTCGTTTAATAATTGCTCCTTCATCTGCTGTTGGTTGTTGCATGAATTGAGCGTTCCATTTCTTAACAGGTAAAGATGCTTTCTGAGTTTCTAATTCATCGATATTCCAATATTCAGGCCATACAGGTTTTCCATTTGGTAAGATTGCTGGGAACTCAATAACTTCCCATTGATCACCTTTAATTTCTTTTTGGGATTGTATAAGTCTACCTGTTAAATCTTTAGTAGCCCAACGAGTCATTACAATTACAATAGAACCTCCTGGTTGAAGACGCTGTCTAGGTCCTGAAGTATACCATTCATAAGCTTTGTCAAAACCATCTTGGCTTAGTGCATCTTGTTCCTTGTGTGGATCATCAATAATCAATAAGTCTGCACCACGACCAGTGATCGCTCCGCCTGTACCAGCCGCGAAGTATTCTCCGCCTCCTTCAGTTTCCCATCGTCCTGCTGCTTTGGAATCTTCTTGAAGTCTAGTTTTAAATACTTCCTGATACTCAGGAGAATCAATTAGATGTTTAGCTTTACGACCAAACCTTACAGCAAGTTCTGCTGTGTGGGTCGTTTGAATTATTTTTAATTTAGGGTTCTTCCCAATCATCCAAGCAGGTAAATAGTTGGAAGCAAATTCTGACTTGGTATGTCTAGGGGGCATATTGACAATGAGTCTCTTGATTTCGCCCGTAGCCAATTTATTAAATTTTTCTGCTATGACCTTGTGATGGTACCCTTCTATAAACTCAGGCCACATATGTTTAACAAACGCCAGGAAGTCATTCTTAACAAGAGACTCCTTTTCTTTTTGTTTCAATTTTAACGCTGCTAATAAATACTCTCTTTCATTAGCCGGGTTCTCAAATTTTTTTATAATATTTTTTTTCTTTTTAGCCATAAGTGAGTTAGGATTTTAGTCCCTCTGACTGTATAAATCC